CTTCGTTTTCTTTTGTATAGTTTGCTAATGCAGATACATCAAATCCCATTTTATTTTATTTTTATTTGTTTAATAAAGCGTTTCTAAATTTTGCAATTCTTTCGTACTTCATATCCTTTGTAGTTACGTTAGAAGCAAAGTTGTTTTTTGGTTGCGCAATAGGTTCAGCGTTAGGAGTCTTAGTAAGTGCTTCTATTAACTCAGCTACTTGACTAAAGCCATTCTTAACTTTTGCCTCTAATTGTGCTACTTGTGTTTTAAGATTTTCGTTTTCAGAAACTAAAGCAGCGATTTCGTCTGCCATTTTCTCGTCCATCTTTTTACCCATTTCAGCAGGAGTTTCGTCAGCGATTTCCGCTTCTACTTCTGGAGTTTCGATAGAGATAATCTTAGCGTTCTCGTCTAACTCAATTTGAGTTCCGTCTGCTAATTGGTGTTCGCCAGTTGGAGCAGGTGTTCCGTCAGCTAAAGTAACTACACCGCCAATAGCTAATTCGCTAATCATAACCTTTGTTCCGTCCATAAGGCTATATTCTGCGAATGTAACAGGTACTTCCTCGATAGGTGCTTCAATAGGAGCAGGTGCTTCTACTTGTGGCATATCTTCGAATAAAGCCCTAATTTGCATAATTGCATCTTTTGCGTTCATCATTCTTTTTGTTTAAATATTAATAAAAGATTTTGTTTATCATTTAACTCGTTGCAATATTTCCTTTATTGCATTCATAAGTTCTTGTTCTTTAGTCGGCTTTGTCTTATAGGTAAACAACCCTTCTACACTAAAGCCTTTGAATTTACCCTCTTTAACATCGTTCCACACGCCTTCATTGTCTACTTTGAACGAGCCAAACCACGAGCCGTCAGGTGCATCTTCAAAACCTTTCATAGGTAATATGCCACGGCTTTCGTCTGTAATAAAGCTTTCAAACATAGTAACCCCTTCTACTTGTTGTTCAGGAGAGTGCATCAAGTTTACATTTGATTGGTAGCCTCTTTTGAAAAACTTTTGAGCAATCTTAAAAATAGTATCTTTACTAAAGACCACATAATAATCGCCGTAAGTAGCATCACTGCGAAAAATAGGTACATCAGCCAACATAAGAGGTCCAGAAATAATACGCTTATCTTCGCTAACCACTTCAAAGCGTTGTTGGTTTTTAAAGGCATTCCAATTCTTTTGAATAGCAGGTCTATCTACGAGTGCCACATAATCAACCTCGGCATCGTCATTCATATCCTCGCTAATGTCTAATAAATAAATAGGTAAGTCCATATTCGTAAATATTAAGTGTTTTAAATTGTTATCATTTAACCGAACCTTGCTCTTTGCTTGATAGCTGCAATACGTTGCTGATTGTTTGTAACATCGCTTTCTACAACATAGCTTCTCACGGCTTGGTTGCCAAGTGCATTAATAGATTGGCTATCTAAAGTAGTTGTTTGGGCTTGTGGTTGTGGTGGGGCAACGGGCGCAGAAGCATTTAAGCTTGGGGTACTTCCACTACTTCCACCAGGAACTCCTGGCAATGGTGTACTAATAATCTTCTTTACGCTTAGTAAACCTTGTGCGATTGTGCTACCTGCCGCCACGAAGTTAAAAGGAAATGGTACATCTTTTAAGGCTCTTGTCGCACCAGTATAAGTATTCATTACCGCTTGTGCAATACTAAGTGCCTTACCTGCCGCCGACTCTTTACCTACTATCTCAATAGCAGTATTAATACCCGTATTAAGTATTGCTAACTTTTGGTCTTGCACCGCTCTTTCTATTGCAATCCTACCCGTTGCGGTTTGTTTATCAAAGGCTTCTAATTCGGCAGCCGTTGCTTTTCTTGCTACCATATCCTTCCTTTCTAACTCCCTTCTTTTATCGTATAAATCGAATTGGTCTTGGAATGTAGCCTCGCCTAAAGCCTTATTTAATTCATAGTCAGCTTGTGCTAATGCAATACTGTCTGCTCTAAAAGCAATTTCTGCATCTGCTCTGGCTTGTGTACCTGCTTTAGTATTGTTAATATTATCTTGTAACCTTTTTAATTCTAATGCAGCTTCTTCTTCAGCTATTTGCTTTTTAGTAGTTTGTTTTAATACTTCGTCTTTGATTAAATCAGCATTAATTTTTCTTTGGTCAAGTGCTATTTTGTTTGCACTTGCTGCAAGTGAAGCATCAATAGCAATTTTTTCCTTACTTAATGCTACTGCATTAGCTAATTGTTCCGACCTTAAACCTGCTACCTGTGCTTCTACTGCAGCTACTTCATTTTGTGCTTCAATCAATGCGGCTTGTAATTCTACACTTGATTTGTTTTGTGCAAGTTCGGCAGCAGCCGCAGCTACTCTTGTTTGTGCAAGTTTCTTTTGTGCCTTCTCTTGTTCGTCTAAAACTTTAGCTAATTGATTATTAGCTGCAATCCTTTCGTCTACGCTTCTAAATTCGTCATCTCTAATTTGTCTTAACTGCTCGGCTTGTCTATCATACTTTTCTACAAGACCTGCTAATTGTGCAGCAGCAATCTTTGCGCTATTTTGTAAAGCAATAGTCGCCTTTGCTTGTTCGTATACCGCAGCTACGTTAATCTTAGATGCCTTTTCTACTACACCGCTTACAACCGCACCTACTGACTTTGCAGCTTCTCCAAAATTGTTGTAAATATCCTTACCTGCTTGAACCGCATCTTTACCTGTATCTTTTAAACTATCCTTAGTTTTATTAATATTTTCGGTAAGTTCCTTAATAACCTTTTGGTCTCCGTCTCCTAATGGCGACTTCTCCCAAGCAAGTTGTATTTCATTAATAACTAATTTAAGCCCGTCAAATGCTAACTTTAAAGGAGTAACGGCAAGTGTAAATATGCCAGATAATACTTTTCCAAGTGCAGCAAAACCATTTGTGCTTTTACCTACCTTATCGGTTACATCAATAAAGATGTCTATAAGGGTAGAAATAATAGTAGAAATAGTGTTGAACACCGCAGCTACACTATCGGCAACCTTTTGGTTCTTACTAAGTGTTTCTTTAAAGAAATTAAAAGCACCTGCAATAACACTAACTACACCTAACGACTTAATGGTATTACCTAAAGTAGAAAACGCACCTTGTCCTTGTTTAGCCGACTTGGTAGCCTCTTCGGTTTTGTCAGTAAGTTTATTTATATTCTTTTCCCCGTCTTTAGTATTTACGTTTATCTCGAGGTTAAATTTTTGAGTTTCTGCCATTAGTATTCTGTTTCTATTACTTTAAGGAATGATAGTTTAGTAGTATTGTATTCCATTGGGTTAAAGTTTTCGACCTTGTTAAGCCTAAACAGTACCCCGTCTATCCAGATGTACTTACTAAAATCTAAATTAAAAATGTCTACAATATCCAATAAACCAAAGCACGTTAATAGCTTACTATCTTTGCTTGTTATCTCGGCAAGGTAAGGACTATGATAAGCGTTAAATATGTTTGTTGTAGGGTATCTATTAGGACTAAATTGCAATTCTTTAGGTGCGCCAAAGTTAATATCATTAGTAGGGTTAATAGGGTCGTCTAAGTGTCCTGCGTAACCATAGCTTGTATATGTAGCCAAGTTAGTAGTTGTGTTCATAATATTCCAACTTGCTACACCCGTAATCTTTTTGGTTTGCATTATACGAATGATGCTATCCATTCTATCTTCTGCACTATTTGTGTTTGACTTCTTATAGATTGCAGGGAATACTTTGTCTTGTCCTGTTTGCTGAAACAATACAGATGCAGCAAATATAACCTCTAAAGTATCGGTTTCTTTTACGAAATCAAACTCTGTATCGTAAATAAAATCTCCATAGCCTTCGGTGTATTTCTTGCGGTAGTTTTCCCCATAGAAATCATTATCTTCTTTAAACTTGTAGTTATAGTAACGTGCGTTAATCTCACTCATTGGCTTTATGCTCAATGGCTTTGACCTATCTATTTTGTTAGTCCAATCTTCTGCATTAGCCGACACATTAGGATAGAAGTCCACAAATGGACTAATAACAAGTTCCTTGTCGTTAAACTTATTCTCATAAACGTAAAGGTTAAACATTTTTACAATGCTTAAAAAGAAATCACTTTGAAATATACCTTTTGGGATTGTATCGTTTACCTTAATTGTTTCTCCTAAGTTTACTTGCACTTGTGTAGGGGTGCTTGTAGTTACACCTATCTCGCCTAAAGTTATATCAAGGATAATTCCGTTACCTAATATCTCAACTTGCATTGTGTCAGTATTAGCAAAGGTTACTCCGCTAACAGTGAACTCGCAATTCATAAAGTTACTTACACTTGCATCAAAATCTTGTCTGCCTATTTCTGCGTTATTCTTTTTGAGTATAACAGAATAGTTTGGTAATGGTGGATTGTAAAAGGTAACGTTACCCCTTAATAAAACCTTTATATCGGTTGTAATTGTTACACCACTTCCATAAGTAAATAACTGCCCTAACCCATCAAGTGTAAAGCTACCTGCCGTAACCATTGTATATTCTACATAAGGACTTAGGTTTGTGTTTATAGTTATTAGCTTGGCAGCTGCGTTAAGGCTTGTATTATTTAGCGTTGTTATGTTTGTTTGGTTATGCGGTATAATTAAACGCTTGAATAAATCGGTATCAAAGAACGGGCAACTAAAAGTATAATCTGTTCCTGCAAATATCTTTTGCATATACTCTTTTACATACAAAGCAGGTCTAAACGTTGTATATTGAAAGTCCTTTTTAAGTGTTCCGTATGTTCCCGTACTTACGTTCCCGTAATCAATCAAAGGATAGTAATATCCAGAACCCCCTGCGTTATCCCAACTCGCACTAATATTGGCTACGCTATAAGTATGGTTGTATGCGCTAAAATCTAAATCTTCCAAACGCTTATTTCCTAATTGATTAATAAAGCCACCAAGTTCCCCAAACACGCTACATTGATATTCGATTGTCTCTTTGTCAATAACTATCTCTAATATTCGTAAAGTACCTTTGAATATTTGCACCTTATCAATAAAGATTTTGCAGTTAGCTTGTTTAGTTACATTATAGTTATATCCTACGTTTGGTAATGTGTTATCCGTAAAGTTAGCGTTGTTAAGTTCGAAGATATAACCAAACACTAAGTTGTTATTTGCCGTTCCTGGTATGCTTATTGTTTTGCTAAAAGAAGTATTGCGACTACCGAACTCGCTTACGTCATCAATGGCATAAGTAAACTCGGTAGATATATCTTGCAATAAATCAATCTTTCTTTCTTCTATATAAATCTCTGTGCTAATCATTATCTGAATTGGCTTGTTAAGTATTTACCTACTTCTATTTCAATCTCAAAGTTAAATAGTTTGTCTGCACTTTCTAACTTGTACTCGTAATTACTTGTACTTATGGTAACAGGGAAATAAGCACCAAGTACTTCCATATAAACAATAGGA